TGAGACTGCATCATCTTATCTGCATGAGCATCTAAGAGTTGTGCAAAACCATGTAATGTGGTGTGAATGTCATCTTGACTACTAGAAGTCCATTGTCCATCATATACCATATCAGCATAGTTCTTTAGGATACCGACAAAGTTGCCTATCTCCATAATCTCTTGTTCTATGTCAAATCGTGACACATCAAATAATGGTTCACTCATACCAACCCCTTACTTTGCAAATATCGTATTCCAATGTATAGTGGTAAACTTACCATCACCATCGCATCAAACGAACCACCGAATAGGCCAATAAAAAACGCCACTGCCATAACGATAGCAATAGCGCCGAAATCTTTTTTAACGTCAATATCAATCATCTTCTACCTCATTATTAATCTAATATACCACAGGTAATGGTATTTGTCAATATAATTTCACAAAATAACTCGATTGGTCTGTATCTGAACTGGCATATCGAAACAAGTCCGTTGCGAACTGATTTCTTGATGTACCAGTGCCAGTGTATACTGCATCAAGGAAATTGATGCATATGATTTTACTGTTCTTAAAATTACTGTCCTGCCCTTTAACGATTTGCATGAATTCGTTCTTTGGTATCTCTGGTACTTTTGGTGAAGAGTTTTTGTTGTGTCGTATATACCCAGCATAGAGTTGTTCGTCAAGTTTACTCTGATTAGCAGTTGCCTCTGTTAGAAACTGTTTCTCTGCTGTGCGTCCTGTCTTACCGTTGTAGATATCCTTACTGAATATCTTCTTTGCATAGAAGTTGACGTTACCACCACCAATCTTACCACCAGCAGCACTTGTGCCCTTTACCTCACCCTGCCATGATGTATCACCACCGAATGTTCTGAACTGAACTTCTTTACCAGAGATTTTAGCATAGATGTCCTGTGAATCAAAGAACTTCCCTGTCTTACCCCAACTCCACGATTGCCACTCGTATGTTTCTCTTTGTGCCTTTTGTGCTGGTGTACTGTATTCTTGTAGAGATGCATTTGGTGTTGTAACCTTTTTGAGAGATATACCCAGCAGTTTGACACTGCGTTTTGTACCGCCACCACCTAGTTCCAGAACCTTTGAGTTGAGTGTTCCCCACGAATCAGTGAAGTTTGCCAATGGTGTGGTTGTTACAGAAAATGTCGATGCCCATATGTCGCCTGGATTCCATTTGTCATCAGAGAAACTGCCTGGCGCCTGTGTGTTCGCACTTGCAATGTCTTTTGCCTTGCAATCCTTGTATGCAGCATAGACATTCTTCATAAATGTCGAACCTCTATGAAAATGTACTGGTGTCTTATCAAACTTCACATCATCAAAAAGTTTGTTTGCTGTTTTGATGTAAACCTCTGTATCAATCCAGTTTGGTGGGCCCTTTGATAAACAATCTGCAAGTGTCACATCCGTATGAGCATATGCACCCGCTGCTTTCAACTGAGCATCAGTTGGTTTGTCTGTTCCATTGATTTTCTTCTTGAGAATATTGTAGACATAGGAGCAGTAGTAGCACTGTAAGGATTCTGTGTACTTGGTATCATCTGCACCACCACCAGAACCAGAACCACCACCGAAATCGCCGTCCTTGAATATTTCTGAACGCTTTGCAGTTAGTGGATTCTTCTTAGGGTCTGTCTTGATATAATATGTGAGTTGTTCGGTTTTCTTGTTGTATTCGATGCCGATAATCTCTTTGCCGTTTTTCGATGCGCCCAACCTAAACGATTTCTTATCCTTGATTTTCTTGTCAAAGATATCTGGGCGCTTTGTACCAGCGTATGCACCACCAGCTGCATTTTTTCTCATATCGTCAAGGGATAGGGTTGCCATAGAATACTCCTTACGAGTATTTATACCATCACCCAAAGAAGTTGTCAAGTGTTGCAGTGCCATGTTTATCAGCAACCTTATTTACGTTACTAGAATTGTGGTCTACACTGTTACCCCTATGTTCGTACGGCATCGTACTGGTCAGGGTGTAGGTCGTCTCGCCAGGACGTTTAATCTTCCATTCTAAGTCAGCATCTTTTGGATATGGTAATGTCCAATCCATATTACTTTTAGGCCCTTTTAGATACTTGCGTGTCTTTTTATTTAATGGGTAAATGTATCGAAACTGCTTACCCCATACACGACTAAATCCCAACTCACCCATCTTTGCATCGTTAGGTCGTGGGCCATATTTCAAGTCGTGTCGGTTCATCTCCTTCTTCATCTTACGTTGAATGGTGCGAAAGTGTACCTTCTCGCCCTCATCAGTCACATAGACATCACTCCATATGAAACCACCGTAGAGAAAGTTTGCTGCCTGATAGACATATCCTGGCTTACCCACAATACCATCTGCCCATGTATATAGAAATTTCACGTTTGGTGTGTTCTTCTTCATCCATGCGATTGTAGCACTCTGCATCTGTGATTCAGAGTTGCGTGGCATAGAATCATCCATACACATCTTACCTATCTCAAAGTAATCTGCTGTGGTTAGTTCTGGGAACATCTTCTTGATTGTACCCATAGGGTTTGTACCCCAACCCAACGTCAAGATGCCCACAAGTTCATCGTCTTGATAAGCACCTAGATAGTGTTTGGTAAGTTTGGGCATGACAGGACTATAGTGCCGCTCTTGAACAAACAAGGTAGCGACTCTATAGTCCACTGGTTTCATTAGCATCCCACAGATTCTTCCTCAAAATCTTCTGGGTGTTCTTTGATCCACTCAACTTCTGACATACAGAACTCCCAAGTCTTGTCATTGATGATTTCCCACATTTCTTCATGGAATGTATCTTGTGCCTCATCATCAACCCACTCTTCTTCTTCCTTGTTGTAGGATTCTTCAGTCAGATTTTCAGATTCCTCAATCACCATTTCAACGATTTCATCATAGTCATATTCGATACTTTCATAAACATAATCACTGTAGAATACATCACCACCAACAAAGTTGGGGCCTTCATCCTCATAGGTCATCGTTGCAATGATTTTAGGATCGTATTCTTTTAGGATTTCTAGAAGTTTGACTACACCCTGTGTTGGTGGGCCCCATGCTGCTTCACCATTGAAGTATGGTTCATCTTCTGCATCATAGTCCTCAAAGTAACTCCACTTTGGCCCAATGTGAGAAGTAGTCCATTCATACTTCTCTGTCATCTCATAGGTAGTATCACCCTCTACAAAGATATCAGAGAACCAGTTGTGTGGAGCATCCTCACGAATACGTCCAAACATCTCTTTTAGTTTTGCCTTTGCATCATCGTTGATTTGGTGAAAGTTCACCGAAAAATGTACATGATTTGCCATTATACACTACTCCCTTTACCAATAGGTTCTACAGTAGACGAATCAATATAGTCGCCATCAGTTTGGTATTTGCGAGTTACAATTTCTTTTTGCAACTGTCCATTTAGGTAACGATATGTTACGAGAGCATGACTAACCACACCTTCTGATTTAAGATTGTCAAATGCTGACTTCAACGGGCCGTCCATTATTCAGTCTCCTCTTCAATAAGTTCATAATCAATTTCATAACCACCTTTACGGTCAGTCCACAAGTCCTCTTCAGAATCTAAACACTCTGCACCCCAAACGACTTCATTGAACATATCATGTTCTTCGTCTGTGGGTTCTTCACCATAGGGTTCTGGTGAACCAAAACCGTCACTTTGGTGAGATAGGATTTCTTTGAACCTGTCTACTGTCAGGCCCTGTTCTTCAATCCACTCAGTTCCAACTGACATGGTTTTGTAGATTGTCATTTGATGGTATTCATTTTGCTTAAATTCTACAGTATCACTCATTATTATCTCCGTTTGCCCGTAGATGGGTCATTTGCTTCACTTGCAGACAACACTTGTAGTCCACCTTTGTTGTATGCCTGTCCTATGACGGCACTTCCAGTATATTCTGGAATCTTTTTCCTGTAGGCATTACCTATACCGCTACCTACAGATGGAATGGCATCGGAGCAAGGAGTCGAACCTCGGCTTTCAGTTTTGGAGACTGATGTGCTACCATAACACTTCTCCGACTTAGATGTATATTTGCCGTGACAATAATCAATATATTCTTCCAGTGTCATAACTGGTGAACGTAATCGTTTTAGAAACTTATTGTGTTGTCGCCACTCTGCCTCATACTTGGCAGGGTTAATCTTTTTCTTTCTCTTCTTGAGATTGTTCGTGGTGTAGTACACCGGCAGTAGATGCATTCCGCTCATTATAAATCGCCTCCATCAAAATATCCATCGGCAGGTTGTCGATAGATTCACCATACTGTTCTGCAAGTTCGGTTAGTGTCATTGCATCGCACTCTTTTTGTATTGACGAATTAAGGAATTAAGAACATTTGTCCAATAATTCCTTGCCCATTTTGACATCTTTCTTTCCTCTAACATATAGTACACTGTGTCTATACGTTTATGCAGCAGTTCGTTAGACATTGGCGACCTCTACTTGGTATCCATATTGCCAGTGTCCATTTTCAAAGTCAAAGACACACCTGTTTTTGTCTGATAGAAAAATCTTGTCCATAGGAATTCCTTCCTTTGCACCCTCAGTTTCACAGAAGTCAATTCCTGTCACTTTAGACAGTCCAAACTTAGTATCACACTTAGTGCCAATCTTTATATATTTCCTCACATATCTCTCCTATATCTTATTCTCATTATATACTATAATACCACCAATCGCTGCGATTGTCAACCCCAAAATCAAATTAATTGCCATTTCGCCAAGAGTATTTGCATACTCCATACATTGACCGTCACAGTCTCCAGCACTTCCTGCCATCATCAACACACCAACAATCATCATAACCATTCCAATAATATTCTTCATAATCTTACCTCTCTCTAGTTTAACTCGTGGTCTTGCCAAGTCCACTCTGACACTCTATCGACAGAAGTTCTATCAGCAAATATCAAAGTGTCAGTATCCCAATCTATATCACCGTGTGAACGATGGTCATGCCATCTGTGAACAAAGTCAACATTCCAAACACGAGAAACTCTCTGTACTTGATCTTCTGTCATACCGAAAACATGAACTGCCATTTGCGAATCACTCCTCACTTTCTATATAGATCATACCTGTTTTCATAACAAATGTCAAGTGGCAAAATTACTTTTCTGCCACTTTTTTTAGTTTTTTTATCAGTTCATCTACACTATCTTCATCTGCCTGATATCGAATACCGATACCACCGGCCTCATTCCAGCGTTTGATATTGTCTGGTTTATCATCTACTAGGATGTTTGGTTTACCTGTAAGACGATTAATAGCATACTTGTGTTTATTACCAGTAAAGATACAGTTCTCTACATCAGGCATAAACCCATGACGTTCCAACCATACTCGTTTCCAGTATGCAGAGTTCATCGTATCTCCACGCAGTGGTGAAGAACAGATTCCCCAATCACCAGTAGAACGAACAAAGTCTATCAGTGTTTGTGTTGTTGGGAAAACACCAATCCGATTGAAGAAGTCAGTGTTTCGTGCGTCTACTAAAGCACGTTCTTTATCCTTAATCGACTTCCAATGTGTGACGTTGTTTGCCTCTGCAAATGCAGTAAAGAAGTCTGCAATTACTCCGTCCATATCTAAATATAAAGTCATATTTTATCCTTTCACTTTCTGCCGCATTGCGGCCATCTTATAATAATCTTCTAACCATTTCTCAGGCGACTTGATGGTCTGAGAAACACTCATCTTTACTTTGTGGGCACGAAACTGTCGTTTCAGTTCCTTTGCCACTTCAGTTCCTAAGAACCGTGAAATCAGTTTAACCAGTGTCTGGCGAAACGGTAGGTCGTGGTGCATATGTCCAGCAGTGTGTGCAAGTTCATGTAACACAACCCACTTGTTCATTCCACAACTTGGTTGCAGTGCAACTCCACGATACGATGCCTGTCCAGCGACACGAGCATTGTAGTTCACTGTTTTCATAATACGCAGAGCAGGGTCAGACTGTCCTCGTTCAGTAACCAGTGATTGATAAGTCTTAGACTTGACTACTCGTTTGTAGAACTTGGTAATATCTTTTTCAGTCATAGACTGTTTGGCTTCTGGGAACTTACGTTCAGTTGCCCATTCTGATTTGTAGACTTTGTTACGTCCACTATCCACATAAGAGTTCTGAAGGCGTCCAGTTTTCTGTTGTTTCAATTTCTTTGAAACATAGTTAGCATACTTGTTTGCAAGATCGTTACCCATTTTGTTAGTGGCAAGTGCCATCTTGTATGCCTCATGGGCGTCAACTGTTCCTACGAAATTTGCCATTTAATTACCTTTTTTCTCA